CCTTAGTTAGGGATCCTATCCTTTATGAGAAAGTTCGTCAGCTTCTTGAAATCACAGCACCTATAATAGGTAATAACCTTGATAGATTAAAAGAGAAAATATTAAAGATTGAGACATCTCATCTTAACCCAATCCATAGTAAAGTTTCACAACTTTGCGAAGGAGGGGGGAAGACAAGAAATATCGCTATCTTAGATTATTTCTCCCAATCTGCGTTAGATGTTATCCATAACAAGGTCCTGAGACAACTCAAGAGAATTAATTCTTGTGATGCCACATTCGGTCAAGAAGATGGGTTTTCTAAAGTAATTAAGAAAGCCATGATCAGGAAAGAATGTTTCTCATTAGATTTAACTTCAGCGACTGACAGATTTCCTTTAACTTACCAACATGCCGTAGTAAAGGCAATGTTTGGAAAAGAAGTAGGAGATTTATGGAAGTCGGTGATAGCTGATAGAGACTTTAAAATTAAAGATAAGACTCTACGTTGGGCTTATGGACAACCTCTTGGTGCCTTATCATCATGGGGAGTATTCACATTAACCCACCATGCTTTTGTAAGATGGTGTGCTGATGATCCAAAATTTGAAAATTATATGATCCTTGGCGATGATATTGCAATAATGGATGAGAAAGTAGCTCAAGTTTACAGTGATCGTATGAAAGTACTCGGTGTAGATGTGAATCCAGGTAAAGGGTTTCTGTCTAAGGGAGATAATATCTATGGAGAATTTGCTAAACGAATCTTCAGAAATGGAGAAGAGTTAACAGGTTTACCAATAGATCTCATTCTTGCTTGTTCAAAGACACTTTATATGATTCCAGATCTTATCGGATACATTCAACGACGTTGGAAAGTTGTCCTTCCTGGTTTCGAACTTTATGCCCCGGCTTGCTTTTCTTCCCTTAGTAGGAAAGGTAAAAGCTTACTCCAACTAATACTTCAGTTTAGGCAAACCCTTGAGGCAAAGAGAAATCTTTGGTATCCTTGGTGTGCTGAAGACAGAGACATTTGGGAGGACGTAAATGAATACTATCTTACTTTATATCAGAAGAGAATAGCCATGTTTCACGAGAGTGGTACTATTGAGAGAGATCACTTAATCATGACCAAACTCATAGAACCAATCAGTAAAACACAGGGGAACCACGTTTCGAATATGGTTGTAGAATCAATTAAAGATAGAGCCCACCCAGCTGCTCTTTTAGGTGTTAAACTTGCAGGAGCCTTGGCTGAGATAACAGAAAACATAGCTTATAATCTTGAAGAACTTGACAAATTATTTGTTGAGTTTGTACCAGATTTCAGTTTCAGAGCGTATATCTACGATCGTAAGACTGTTAGAAATATTACTCTAGGTAAAACAGCATTAAAGTTTTATCATGATGCTATCAAAAGAAATAAGACTTAATTCTATCATTCACTTACGGCTTTGCCGATTAAGAAGGAGCAGAGGGG